CACGTATGGAGGGTTGTCAATGAGTAATTTGGTATTAGGGATATGTAGAGCCTGTGAATGGGCTTGCTACGTTAATACTTTCAACCTATGTCCACAGTGTGATTCGTTACAAACCAATCTACTGATAGCAGACGCCCAACAACAAGAAAGGAGAGATATACAATGACACCAACAGCAGCACATATAGCAGCAGCAATGAAGATAGATAGATATTTAGCCCGAGAGGTTGATATTTCGATGGCACTTATTGATGGGTGGATTTCCATTGGTCGATGGAGAGCAATGCCCGATGAAGAAGAAACTGACGGAAGCCCCAACGAAGGCTTTTGGGCTTGTTTTTCGTATGACCATGATGCAGATTCAATGGAAGCAGAAGGAACAATAGCCGTTGTTGCCGACCCTCGACGTATCTTTGAATCCGTTCTCTCGATCTACGGAGGTTTGTCTGCACCTAATAGTGATGATTCGATAACCCAACTTCTAATTTCTATGTGTCGTATGATTGAGATTCCTCAAACTGTTGGCAGATGCCCTATGCATTATACGGGCGGAGTTGATGAGATTCTTGTAGGTCAAAAGCAATGTGCTATCCATAACGCAGATAAAATGGAAACGCTAGGTGAGTCGGAATGATATTTAGGGATGGTAAACTACAGCCAACACCACCTCCATGCGACCATGACTGGAAGGTTCGTGGCGTCGATAGTTATTGTGCTAAGTGTGGTGCGGAATGTATTCACCGAGCATCGCTACCCAATTTACCTTGGAGTAATCCACATAGTTATGGTAATGGCGTTGGAGGTCTAAACCTTATTCGTTTTGGTGATGATAAATACCTCGAATGCAAAAAGTGTAGACGTAAATTCACAATGACCCACCCAGTAATTGTAGAGTCCGTTGTTCGTTCTTTGCAGGCTGAAATAGATGCCTTGAAAGCACAAATGGATGGTGTTTGAATGACCTCGAATTTCTGTGAATGCGTAACAAAATGGGCTGAGGAAGATGACGCATGGCCTAAATGGATTAACATTCAGTCTTTCGATAGAAATGGAAGAGTGATGTTGAATTGTAGCGTATGCAATTTAGTGAGGTGGGTAGGATGACTCCACGAGAAAAGGTGTTGATGCAGATTGCCCTTGACAGTATTGATATTATTAACCATGTTGCCTTGCTGATGCAACCAATACATAAAACCATAGCGTTAGATGCCGCTAAGGCAGGAAACATGATAGCAAATAGACTACGCAATGCGCTGGAGTGATTGGTGTGTGGGGTTCAAAAATAGAACGTGTAAACCTGTATGATCAGGATACTGGATTAGCGTGTGGTCATGATTCATCGGACAGTTGTGATTGTTGGTGTCCCAGATGCGACAACGAATTAAGTCCAGACCCACACATGGGAGCATTGTGTGCAAGGTGTGTAGCAGAGGAGGAAGAGTAATGAAAAGCGAATGGCATTGGATGCTCGATGGAGATGAAGAAGAATGACTACTTGTAATCATGATAACGGAAGAGCTTGGGAGGCCATTGATACTAACGTATGGCTTGACCAATACCATGCCCAGCAAACCACCGAAGATGGTGTCGTGGATGAACATATAAGTGTTAATGTCCAATGGTCTATGGAATGTATTATCTGTGGCCACGAATTTGCTATTGACCGAATCATTAAGATTCTTCCCCAAGAAATAAGTAGGTGTCCATAATGTCCGTCAAGAATATCTGGTGGGAGATATACCGACCTAAAACGCTTGCAGGGTTCTATGGCCAATCACATATGATAGAGGAGTTTCGTGCTATCATAGAAGAAGATGCACCCATGCAAAACTATCTTTTCCATTCTAAGGAACCTGGAACAGGTAAAACGACATTGGCTAATATACTCGCTACCCAATTAGGGTATGAGATTTACAGATTCAATGCATCGTCTAAAAGAACAAGGGGTATTGAATTTATCGAAGAAGATATTATCCCTCTATCCCGCATGGGTCTATCCGAAGCAATCATATTCCTTGATGAAGCAGACCGACTAACGGTACAAGCACAGGATGCACTAAAGGGGGTAATCGAAGAATCATCGTGCTTCTTTGTATTGACGTGTAACGATATATCTAGAGTATCTACATGGTTACAATCCCGTTGCCAAGTAAGAACCTTCCAACCTATCCCCCATGATGATGTTGTAAAGCGTCTCGCCATGATCGCTTCAATAGAATGTCAGGAAGTAGATGATGCAACCCTAAACATTCTTGCTAAAGCACACAAAGGGGATTTAAGAAACTCCATCGGTGCGTTGCAGACATATTGTAGTAGTCCTACGGATAGAAGCAAACAACAGTTCCTTTTGTCTCTAACCGTCAGTTCTTTTGACCACCAAACTTTCTTAAAGCGAGCAATGGGTGATATGCCTATTGATGCTTCCGTGAGAATGATTATGGAACACAGTACCACCCCACGCAAGGTAATAGAAAGCATATTCGATTTTGCTATGCAAAGCCCTGCCAAACCAAAGTCCAAGATGATAATTATACAAGCATCCGTTCAGGCCGAACGGGACATAATATCGGGAGTGCGTGAAAGCATTGCTGTGCATGAATATGTTCGGTCTATCAAACACGGGAGTGTGTGAAGGGGTATCTTTATATCCTTTCATCACGGACGAATAAATAGGAGGAAAAAGTTATGACGACTAACCTAAGTAACGTAGCCAAACAAGTAGGCGTTTCAGAAAACGCACTACAACGAAACATTGATGAGGTGGTTTCATCCAATGCGGAAGCATGGACAACCGCAGGCATCAGTTCCGATGACCAACAAACCCGAGCAATCCGTATTGCAGCCCGACAACTTGTAACCAAGAGTCGTGCAATTGCATCTAGCGGTTGTGTCGAACTTAAAGGTGTATTTGTATCATCACCGCCCTACAAGGACTGGGCAAAGATGGCATACACCAAAATGTCTAAGACACTTGACACGCTAGATTCCGACCAACTTCTTAGTTTGGTCAACAACGGTACTCTAGTTACTTTCAAGGCCGAAGGCGATTCATATGTAAGAAATGCAAACGCATCTTTGATGAACAAATCGGCTTTCAGCGAAGGACACAAAGTAGACAATGTTGCAGAATTGCCTGACAACACCATGCACAATTCAAAGCATGACCTACACTTCTATCTTGTTGCCGACAACAAAATGCACAAGTGGCCATCGGGTGATGCTAACTTCCGCTATGGTGCTCCACGATACCTTTCCGAACCAGAACGAACCTGTTTGTTCCTTGGTTCTTTGGATGGTGGCGATGTTCAACTCGTCGAAGTCAAGTTTTCTGGCGACGATGCACTACCACAACAACCAACCTTTGTTCCAGGTATGATTCCAGTCAAGGCTGGAAAGCCTAGCCCAAAGACGGGTAATGGTCGAGCATATGCAAAGCGTGGCGTCTCATCCTTTAACGAGGACGAGGAATGTGCTACACTACTTCCATCTGCACCTTTCGACGGTAAAGAAGGATTCATTGCAAGCCTTCCTAACCTAACCGTATTGGAATCGTTCAACGACCTTCTACCATACTATGATGCTAACAATGGCGCAGATGGCTGGTGGGATATGTCCGTTGGTGTCAAAGGCGAAGTAGGTCATATCGACATTCTTGAGAATGGCGGTGCTACTATCGTTGTTGGAGATCTACTTGACTTCACAGCACCATCTATCGAAGTTCGTATTCCTAAGGAACAGGTTCATCTCATTGACTTTGCTGTTGGTTCATCCATTATCGTTACTGGCGGTGTCTGGAAAACTAACGATGGCGAACCACGACTCAGTGTTAGTGGTTGGTTTGTTTACGAGTCCATCGCACCTTCCGTTACCGCAGCACAAGGTTGGGATGCTTGATGTCTTGGGGTGCTAAAACCGCAGAACCATCGGCTCCAGCCTATGGTCGTGAACACATGAGGGCTATGCTTGAAAAGCAAAAGCAACGTGCTATCCGAACACCAGTTCGTATGGCATTGGTCGGCAAAGAAAATACTTGCAAGACAGGTCTAGCGTTAGACCTTGCGGGTGTTGACAGCAAGAAAACTATTACTATTCTTGACTTTGACAACTCGGCACTTGAAACCGTTTCCCACCTTTACCCAAAGGCTAAGAACATCAATGTCATCTCCCTATACGATGAATCCGATGAATCTATATTCAACTCGGATAACACTACTAATTGGACAGCACTAATCGACAAGGTTGGATGGTTTGTCAATCTCCTTTCGGAGGACATCCAAGAAAAGCCCGATGACCATGCTGCTATCATTTTTGACGGTGGTTCTACATTCATGAAGTGGTGTGAGTTCGCTATGACACAATCGTTACTTCGACGTGGAGTTATCAAGGAAGATGGTGATGGCTTCAATCAAAAGGAATGGCGTGAACGTAATCGTCTTTTCCGAGATATTGTCAACCGTGTTCATGGTCTATCTATCGGCAAGGTATTCTTTACCTTCCATCTAAAAGACCACAAAACTTATGTTGATGTTGGTGGAGGATCTAAGGGTCTCATGAAGATTGGCGAAAAGGTTGATTGGGTCGACGGTACACAGCGTTTGGTCAGTCAACAGATTTGGTTGGGTCGTTTCCGTAAGAAAGGAGATGAGGCCGCTGGAGTCAATGCAGACGATACCCTAGCAGATAATGAATGGGTTGTTCGAGCCACTATCGAAGAAATGAAAGGGCGTGGAATGGAACTCGTTGGTTCCACACATGACCTACTCCATATCCAAGACAAAAAGGTTACATGGAACGGTCTCCCAGACTTAAAGTGGTGATGTCGGTGAGTATTTACACAGGGCATAACCCCTCATCTCAGGATGACATTGATGGTGATTTGCGTAAGTTCGGAGTATACGTTAATAACGAGTACTTTCCTGATTACCAAAGACCACCCGTAAAACCTGAAGTAATGGAAGCCATATACGATGAAATGTTCGTTGAACTTCAACAGTTAAAGGCACAGCGAAAAGAAATGACTTTGGCTATCCAAGAGTTACAAGAAATAGTTACTATGCTTCATGCTCACGCCCCACACACTTTACCCTATATTAAGTTCCTATACCAACCGAAGGTGATATGATGACAGTATATTTTGACAAACCACAACTTGTAGACCTACTGCGCAGAACAAAGCGTGAACAGAACATTAGCGGTAAATCGCAAAGTCAGGTAATGGCTTGTGTATTAGACTGTAATGACGGTATCGCTACTACTACATCATTGGTTCGAGATGGTAAAACATCTATATCCCAATTCCGATGTCCAGCAGAAAACAATGAAGAACATCAACTTATCAATGTTCCTGATATTGATACGTTGTTGGGTATTCTATCGTTCCACAGTCAAAACGTTAGGATAGGTACAAGTAGTTCTACGCTGTCAATTAGTTCGGGTAAAAAACGAACAACGATTAAGACAAGTGGATCAGCAATGGCCTTTCCACATTCAACAGAAACTATTGACGCTTGGAATTTAAAATCCGCAGACTTGGCATCTAAATTTTCCTTTGACGACGGTGGGGAGTTCTTAGGCTATTTGATGGCCAACGGAACACTACGCACTCCCATATTAAATTGGGCGGTGGATGCGATAGACCTCTTCGAGGCTTTGCGTTCCGACAATATCAACGGCCAGCGTTTTAATCGCTATCACGTAGACTTTGACATGGCTGGAAGTACTAATGATGAACCAGAACTTGTTATTGCTGTTGGTGATGCGCTGAAGGGACTGACTACATATAGATTCGAAGACACATTTACTTTTCCGCATGGCGACCAGTCCTTTGATTGGACGTTTAATGGTGGTCTGGAGAATGTATTAAAGGGATTAGGTGGCAAAGCAGTTGTCTCCTTTTTGGACTTTAGACAGGAAAAGCAGGGCATCCGAATCGTTATCAATCTGGGTAACGGTGGATGGGTGTATCAGGCTGGCGTTCTTGGGTGAATAGGGGCGTTTCTGGGCGTGTTTTGGATGGTTGGGGGTCGACGTACCATGATTGACAAAACGGACGATTCTGGGCAACAGAAACACCGTTCTCGGGCATTCGATGACATCCCCACACTATCTATTCTTTCTGAAAGAATAATGCAGGCCGTAGTGCTGTCATCAACCATATGGGCGATTTATTATTTATTCTTTCTATAAGCACCCCCCAGCACAATCCACGATATATTTATATGCTTTGGCAAAGGTTCTGATAATATGGCAAAGAATCCACATGGACTCCAAGAACGGTTTATGGATAATCCGTTCTCCATAATCAATACAGCAACGGGACGTTGGCAAGATAGAAAGCGTATGTGGATTGCACAGGGTTTGAAGTCCGAAGTAGGACGTTCTGCACGTGCATTCAATATCCAAGAATGGATGACCGATACTGACGATGTGCAGGTGGCAACGCAATCAGACACATCTATCTTTGACCCAGCCCTATGCGAGTTACTCTATACGTGGTTCGCAAAGAAGGGTGGGACGGTACTCGATCCTTTTGCTGGGGGTTCGGTTCGTGGTATTGTAGCAAGTAAACTTGGTATGATTTATTGGGGGCATGAACTCCGTAAAGAACAGGTTGAAGCAAACTGGGAACAAGCAAAGGTGTTGTGTAGTGGAGATGGGCATATAGATTGTAAGCCTCATTGGACTGTCGGTGATTCACTAAAAACACTTGATATGTGGACATCACCGCAGTTTGACTTTCTTTTGACGTGCCCTCCGTATGGTGATTTGGAAGTGTATTCCAAAGACCCAGCCGATATATCTAATATGTCCGTAGGTGATTTTGATGAGGCATATACTGCTATTATGGCTAAGGCTTTGTCCAAGATGAACCCTAATACATTTGCCTGTGTAGTCGTTGGAGACTATCGGGACAAAGACGGCTATCTTACTAACTTCGTTTCAAAGACCATTGATGCCTGTCAAGTTCATGGATTCAGACTTTATAATGAAATCATCCTACAAAATGTAGTAGGAACGCTGGCACTACGAGTAGCAAAGCAATTTGAACGTAACCGCAAGATAGGTAAGATGCATCAAAATGTATTGGTATTCTACAACGGAACTCGTGAGGATCTAGCAAAGTTAGAATTGATAGACCAAGTTTCAGCAAAACAACAATCATTAGCGGAGTGGATATGATGGCAGGTAGTGAATTAAACGAAGCATTTTTGAATTGCCTGAACATAAGATACATAGATGATGGGTTTCAAGGTTCCAGTGAATGTGAGACTAATTTGGAACTGGAAAGAACCGATTTCGATGACGGCCAAGAATACTGGAAAGGAACTTGCCCAGATTGTGGTGATGTGTATGAATTCTCATCCAAACGGGTGTTTACTAACTTTACCTTGGTCGACCAAGTAGAAGTAAAACAATAAATACATTTATAGGCTTATGTAAAGGACGTGATAATATGGTAGAACTTGAAGACGATGAAATAATTGCGGTGACTTATAGAAACTCCGATGGTACGTTTAGTACGATAGGTATTTGTTCAGAAGATGATTCCACTACTTTTGGTGGTGCAGAAGGTCAGCATCCTGGCCCGAAGGGTTTTGTTGTTGCCTTGAAGGTTTCGCAGATTAACAAGGAAAAGAAATACAAAGATAGAACATGGTTAGTTAAGGCCTACATCGAAGAAGGACGTACCATGCAAGATATTGCTGACGAATTCAACGTTTCCCCTATGACTATTTACACTTGGTTAGGTAGATTCGACATTCCGACCCGTCAACGTGGTCGACGCTGATAATCACAACATCTTTATATACTTTGGTTGACTATTATTTACTATGATAGTAGAGCGTGTTGGTGGCTTTGAAAGCCGTCAGGTAATGATTAGATATAGAGACCCCGTTACACGTGGAGTTATCTCCCAGAAAATAGACCACTATTATCCCTTTGGTTACTTACAAACCGAAGATACGTCTTTCGTAAACTGTGTCAGTAAAAAGGATGGTTACAAAGGCGTCTATGGCGAGGACTTAACTAAGGTTGTTATGGCTACACCCAAACAAGTCGGTGAACTAAAAAACAGATTTAAGCATACATGGGAATGCAATATTCCTTGGGCGGATCGAGTATTATCCGAACGTCTAAAGGAGGGGAAGGAACCTATTCCTAACTTTGAACATCGTATCTGGTATTGGGATATGGAATGGGATTGTGATACTGAAGCAATTACCGTCATTTCAATCTATGATAACTACAAGGGAAAAATGATGTTGTGGTATGTTAAGCACGATGACCACGACCCTGTTAAAGCCAATTTTGACCAACCCTTCTCACGTGTAGATGTGCGTTCATTTGACACCGAAGGGCAAATGCTTGGCCATTTCTTAGGGGTCTTTCAACAATGCGACCCCGATATACTTACTGGGTGGAATGTAGTTAATGCCGACACTCGTGTTTTGCTTGATAGATTAAAAGCAAACGATATATCCCCCTATCAATTATGCGCTCCAGGATTCAAACGTATAACATATGACTATGGCGACTGGTCGCAGCCTATTGGTGGTAGATTGGTAGTAGACCTTATGCTTTGTGCTACTAAGTTGTGGCAGATAAAGAATGGTGCTTTGCCCGATAAGAAACTTGATACCGTTGCATCTATTATGCTTGATAAGCGCAAAGTGGAATTGCCAGACGGACATAATTCGTATTTCACCGACATCAATAAGTACCTTGAATACAATCTAATTGATACCTACTTGTTGGTGGAAATAGACCATGCAGTGAATGCGATCAATCACCATCTTGCTATACAGCACATTGTTCAATGTTCTTTCAGGGCTACACCGTTTGTAACCAAACTATTTACTCTAATGGCATTGAATGACCCCCAGTTCAACCTACAAATTCCATCTAAAGCACAATTTGAATATGTCCCATACTCGGGTGCATCTATCATGGAGCCTTCTAAAGGCCGCTATGAGAATGTTGCTATTATGGACATCAAAGCCATGTATCACAGCAACGTAAACCTCCACAACATTTCATGGGAAACACTTGAAAGAAGTGGTACGGATTGTGGAAATGGTTCGTGCTTCCATCACCTTCACAAAGGATTGTTGGGTCGCCAAATGGATTTAATGACCGAACTCCGAAACCAATACAAACAACAAATGAAGGATGCTACTTCAGACGCAGAACGCAAACGTTGGGATGCTATGCAGTTCGCTACAAAGTCATTGGTTGCTTCTATGTATGGTGCTGCGGGTGATTCTAAATATGGTTTGTATCATCCTGAGGTCGCATCGGCAATCACGTTTACATCACGCCAAACACTTTTCCGTTTACAAGATGAGTGTAAAAAGCATGGTATGGATGTCATCTATGGCCACACCGATTCTGTGTTTGTTACTTGTGACAGTATAGACCATGCAAGTAAAGCCTTGGTTTCTATCAATGTAGATATGGCTCCCATTCAAACAGAATTTGAAAAGTATTGTTCCTCTATGATTATCATGGCTAAGAATCGTTATGCAGGACACGTCGTTTATACCGATGGAGTCAATCATGATCCTGAACTTTATGTCAAAGGTATCGAGATGAAACAAAGCAGATTGCCGCCCGTCATGAAACGAGTTATGGCGGGAACAATAAACACCATATTATCGCACGACTCGTCCCAAGAATTATTGGTTACGTCTTTGCAGTCTTTAATAAACGGCATCATTAGTGGTGAAACGCCTCTAACCGATTTGTGCATACAAGCCTATCTAAATAAGGATTTACATGACTACAAAGTACTTGGTGAATCTAGAGCTGGTGCGGCGTGGGCTAATAAGTATCTAGGTAAAGGCTATGGGCGTGGCAGTAGTTTCCTATGTGCAATCTCAGAAAGGGGAGACTACATCGCTTTCGATGACCCCTCCGACATAGTGGGTATCACTACGATAGGAAAGGAGAAAATGATTGAAAAGTTTATCCTAAACAAAGTAGAGCCATATTTTCATATGATGGGTTGGGATATTCAACCCTTAACAAATGCTAAAAACAACATTTCGTCTTTGGATTGGCTTTGAGTACCACAGACGGTACATTTATATGGTTTGGTGACTATCATATATTATGGCCAAAACCAGTTACGACCCAAACGCCGACGGACTACTCCGTGTAAGTAAATCATCCTTCATGCTATATTCCCAATGTCCACGTAAATACTGGTGGCAACACATTGGACTTCCTGATGTTCGTGAACCGCCTTCCCCAGCAATGATTCGTGGAACTAACATACACAAGTTGTCTGAAGTTATCATGACAGCACCCAAAGATGAACGCCGAGTACGTGCTAAGACATTATCGGAAGAAAAGCACATCGAAGACAATGACCCTTTCATGACCGATGTTTGCCTAGAACTTGACGATGAGATTAGAAAGGAATGGGGTGACTATGAGGTTATCATGTGCGAAGAAAAGATTAGTGCCATTGATGAAAAAATGGGCGTAGAGTTAGTAGGATCGCTTGACGGTGTATTGCGATTTACTGACGATGAAGGCGAGGAATACATTGTGTTGGTCGAAGTCAAAACAGGTAATTGGGCTAGTGGTAAACTATCAAGAACACGACGTGAGTTGTGTTTCTATACTAAACTACTCCACCATCACTCCGACATCAAACCTACGCACTTCCTTTACATTACACCAGATTTCAATTGGGTTCATGATTCACGTATGATTGAAGATTGGGATAGTAAACGCAACAAGCATTCCGTTGTAAGTCAAATGGGGCATGGTACTGCTTGGATGGAACAAATCAACCCTCGTAGTATCAACGCCTTTATGAAATCGTATGATAAGGGCATTGAAGGTATGAAGTCGATGTCTTTTAATATGAAATGGAATGACTATTACTGTGGCCAGTATTGTCCCTACATGGTGCAATGTGAGCCCGAACTTGCGGGATTAGCCCCTGACCCCACGATAGAGGATGATTAGAATGAAAACCGTAAAAGCCTGTGCGACTTGCACATCTACTAACTTACACGCCGAACACATGACTTTGGTGACTGGCCAAGAAGGAAGCCCACCACAAGAGATTGTTATGACAACCTGTTTAGATTGCGGAGATGAATCCCATGCTACCCTTTCCTCGTGAAATCGGACTTAAAAGAACAAAATGCAAATCCTACGAAGACTTTATCAATTATATCAATACACTGAATGGTTTATCTTCGTGCTACACATCCCTTTACTCATTTACAAAACGACGTGATGACAAACCTTGGAGATATGACTACACATCAGCAATCATAGACAAAGCGTGGTGGGACTTCGATACGAGTGATAATTATGACATCGAATACGTCAAACAAGATGTCGCAAAACTCATCAGGAGATTGGTGGGAGACGTTAGACTGGTCGCAACTGGCCGTGGGTTCCACGTCTACCAGTACTTCGAGCGATCAGTCACAGGAAAAGAATGGCGACAACACCTAATCCGATACCAGCGTAAAATGGCTTCGGGGCTTCTTAGTTTAGATGGTGTAGGTTTGCCAGAAAAACTTGTTCGTATTCCCCGCACCTTCAACACTACAAGAGGTAAATGGGCTACGCCAATCGACTCACGCCTATTTGCTGACAACCCACTTTCATATTCAATCGGCAACCATCCGATGAACGTCCACCATTGCCCGTTTCTCGGCATTCCTGTTGCCCAAGAACGCTTTGATTTGGTTGTGTGGTCGCATGATAACCCAATTCAAAACACGCCCGTCTGTGGCGGTTCTGTGGCTATGGTTGACGCCCCTACGTTTCGAGACGGAAACAATTTACCTCTACCCCCTTGTATATCCGATATGGTCTACAAAGACAATCCCCCTCACTTTGCACGATTAGCCCTCGTTCAGTATCTATCTGAAGAATTACGGTGGTTTTCAGACCCATCAACGGTCTCGGAGGATCAATGGCAAAACATTGAAAACTACATTTTTTCTTATATCAAAGACCTAAAGTGGCGTGATTTCAACGAGCAACGCACACGTATTGGTATTCGCACTAATATGAAGTACAAACAATCACCGACCTGTCGTGCCTTTAATGGACGTAATATGTGTCCCCAGAAATGTTGGAAGTATGACGGTTCCTTTTAAACAACACACCAATCCATTTATAGAGACGTAGTGCTTAACGCTTATCATGGTTGTTAGTAACTTTTCCCATCTCCAAGAATGCTGGGAATGTGGTAAGCAGTGGGCAGATAATCTCCCACTTAGTAAAATGTGCATATATTGTGCATCCCGAGATGTCCATGTTGTGTGTAACGTAATAGACCAAGCACATCTTATGACATACGAAAGCACTGAAATGGACAGCATAATTTAAAGACCATAGCGGTTTTGATATAAATATGCTGACTGTCGACGACAGGGAAAACCCCAAGGTCAAGAATAAAATCTTGATGGCTATGGGGGATAATAAGATAGATGACAACGGCCAAGCCATTATTGATAGGCTACCCGTTGGAGATTACATTATTCCTGAATGTGGGTGGGGCGTTGAAGCAAAAGAAATCAACGACCTATACAATAGTATTACAGGCCAAGGAAGATCGAGAACGGTAAATGCACAATTAGTTGATTTGGCTGACCACTTCGACATTCCCTTTTTAGTAGTGTATGGTACACAACTTAAACCATTTGTTAGGGGCGGTAAACCTACACGTCGAGATGCTGCCATTCAAATTGCTCGTATGGAACAAACTATCAAAGCGTTCAAAGAAACACTTCATGTACGCCATCCAAAGGTTCGCTTTATGCAGTTAGATACTATGGACGATTTTGTAAGTTGGATAGCGCAAAACCACGCACAACTGATGATGGCTGCTAAAAGAAAAAAGAACCCCTTTGTAGTAAGTGGGGTGCTAAGTGAAAAAGATCCTCGTATTAGAATGCTGTGTGGTATTCAAGGAATTACTCCCTTTGTCGCAAAGAATTTACTAGAGCGTTTTGGCTCAATAAAGGAAATAATAAACCCTAAACTCAAACAAAAGGAATTGATGGAAGTAGATGGTATTTCACGACAAAGAGCACGTATGATTAAGAAGGCTGGTCTTTCTTGGGGCGAGAACGTCTAACACGTCTTAGTCCCAAAAAAACTGCAACCCACCACATAATTTCCAAACTCAGTAAAAGGTATATTGGGAGTGTAGGTATCATAGTCCTCTTACGCCATTAGACTTGAAACCAAGAATACGGCTAGTATCGGAACGAGATGAAAGTGCTGCCCTATTAAATCGAACACGGACGCTATGAAGAACCAAAGACGTGTAAACTGCATCATCCTGACCATTCCCTGCTTGTCGTTCAATTGTTACCTTGATACGATTCTGTGTGTTTGACGCCCCGTTTAAACTTACCGAGGCCAAAGTTCGTTTTACACGATCAGTATCTGTTGGTATGCCAGATAATATTGATTCGGATTCGCCTGTTTCTATACACTCCACCGTTGTATTTACAACAGCAGTATTTAGCAATCCATCGCCTGTATCTAGTGAAACAATTGCATCGACTACGATTTGCTTGCCTAATACATTTTCTGGAACAGGGACAATGTATGTTACCGAATGTATAGGCTGAACCGCAGTTACATCACCTACACCCGCACCAGGCAAAATTATACCATCTTCGGAAACCAATGTCCCACTGGATTCTGAAACAATGGCATCTACACCATCGACAGCCGCTTGTGTCTGTTTAGCAGCACCTTTATTTTTACTTCCCAGTATGGCAAAATCACCATCAGCATTTCCAATATCAGTATCTAAATTCATTTTCCCCTTGATTCTATCAATCATATCTGAGGTAGTGTTATTTACGCCAAGCGTTTGATTGCTGAAATGTTGGCCGCTAATTCCTTGCGATCCTCCAGCAATACCTACACCAGCAAAGTTACGCATTCCACCAATAACGTCTCCCGTATATCCAGGTAAAGCACCAGCAGCACCTCCACCGTCATTTCTAGGCGGATTGGAAAGAGCATCATGCCCACCCGAGCCACCAGATTGTGTGCCACCTTGATTATGACTGCCCGATTCCGAGTTTGTTCCTGGAGTTTTTCCTTTCGATACCTCGGGTAATATGTATGATGCCAAATTACCAATTGCCTTAGATTCATCACGTTCAAGTGTTAATGTGACACTATCAGTATCTGCTACATTTACAGACCAATCAACGGCTTGAATGACAAAGTTTGTTGCCGAGGATAAACCCAAATGTGAATCGGTGTATGATACTACAGTCGATGGATAAAAGTTAATGTCGTCTACGATTGACAGTCTTGGTGCGTGGAAAATTGGGGAGTCGATACCCATAGATATGTCGGGATGGATTCTAAGTCCTAATGGGAAAGGAGATTGTTCCCTTACCTTTGTCCCACCATTTGTTGTGTTAAATCCAGCAACATCGTGTGCATTTGCATATTTGTATGTCCCTGCACTTAGATCGCCATTTCTAACACGCAAAAGTGCTCTAAGGTAATCGGCATTGATTGAAACGACAATGCGCTCATTTCCTGATTCTGCCCCCCAATAGCCCGAAGGTATTTCTATTTCGTGTAGACCATTGTGTTTAAACTTCAATGATGACTTAGCATGGATATTATCATTTATAAGTTGGCCTGCTGGCATTTGACTTCCCGCCGTAGTAGCCACTTCACTAACCGATGTATTGGGGTCTATTAGTGTTAAGTAGAATTCTACATCATCTTCGGTTGGTGAACCCGAAGCCGCATAGTTATCGGCAAGCAAAATACCTATTCTAAGCATTTCTCCGCTTGCATCACTTACCTTTGGCATACCCTTAGGGATGTGGACTATTTGTACTGCATCCGATACTGACTTTGTTCCAATCCACTTGTATGTTGCGTATGGTCTAAAATCAACGCTTTGTCCAGTAGCCATACTTCCAGAACTTCCTTGTCCGAATACGTGGCCAGACCCTGATGTGGGGGAGGTTTCATTACCTACTATGACGTTTCCATCTAAACAGTTTTGTTCGCCAGAATACGGCATACCGTTAAACCAAGATGTCCATGTAGCCGCTTGGTTTGCCGACCACAATTCGGGATATACCGACCTTAGTGCGGGATCGAGAATGTAGCCATGTCGTGCCTCATACATCATTTTGCTTGTTTCGTTTGCTTGGATAGCAAATTCTGCTTTAATCTTCAATGACGGTATTTGTTCCTTTTCGTATGTAGTCTGTGCTATTGCTAGTGCTTCACGATGAGACTTTACGGATGGTAGGTCTAAGGTTTTCCATCGGTTTTCGCTACCTAGTGTAGCGGAAGGATAATCAACAAATGAAGCATGGTTGTTGTAATAAACACGGACGTTAGATACAGCGGATATAGGGGAGCCTGTCATTTGTGATACTTGTAAATTATCACGATTAAATACAAATCCGCTACTGTACGATGGCCTAAAGTCTATTTTCCCATCTCTACCCGTAGTGTAGGTGAAAACTGTTTTTGTGTCGTTGAGACCCAATCTTGCTAAATCGGATAGTTCTTGTAATATACTTAGTACAGACTTTCCACGTGCATCGAATGAACCTCCGTATGTGTCCCAATCCTGAACCGAACCACTTGACAAATCATACTTTTTTGTGTTGTTGTCTACTGCTAATTGGGTGTTTGTCATACGGGTCGAAAACGGGACGTTTTTGAAGTTGTAGGTCAAAGGCATAGTAAATTGTGTTAAAGCCGTTTCTGACGACGCTAGGACACCAATAACACGCAACATTTCATGATACCCATATGTTCCGATATTAGTAGATTCAACAAAACCATCCATGTGCATCATAAATCGCAAAGCAAGTGGGGCTGACATTCCAGAATAAAACACAATTTTGTCATACCCATTCGATATACTATTGATCGAGTCATTGTATAGAATGGTGTTGTAGATTCCTGCGTTTTGTCCAGTTTGTGTTTTGAGTGATATTTCTTTCATAGCAAAGGCAATCATTTCATCTTGCGTAAACTTTGACTCGTCTATGTCGGTTATTGATACACCGCTTAAAACACCTGTTCCAGTATTGTTTCCTGTCCATGTGTAAAGTAAAACGTTTCTTTCGTTGCTATTTGAGTTGCTTGTACGTTCTAACTCAATAAATCCTATTCCGCTATTTGGAAACTCGGTTGTATCGTCGAGTGTTACCGTAGTATCACCTGGTTTAATGTTATACTGAGATGCACCACTTCCTGAATTTGCTTTTAGATTAGAACCAGCACTGAAAAAGTTGTACCAGTTAGGGTGGTATGAAATAGGTGATGCAGCATTAGCGGGTGTAGCCGCTGCTTCTTGCCAATAGTCATCAATTAGAGCTGGATGCCCTTCGGTATCTAATACTAAATCGCCCAGTGTGGATCTTCCACCAGAAAGCTGTCCAATAGAGCCACCATTTGCTTCGGTGTTTAGATTAAAGAACTTCGAGAAATCTATAATGACAAATGCTCCGCCTTTACCATCCCAATTTCTAAATGCAGTTTGAGTTGCCGAGTTAGAACCTAATGCCGACCATGTTCCCGCTGTGTATGGCTCCTTCTTGGAATCAATTTCCCAAATATCACAATCGTTACCAACACTTAAAGATACAAAGTTAATTGCTTTGCCGTCAACGTCAGTTTGATCGGTGTATTGTAGGGATATGCTGTAATTATCGGGTGTAGGGTATATTAAACCAAAATCACTTGTACGTCCACCGCCATCTGCATCAGCTTCGCCATTATTTCTCATATCAGCCCACAAAACCCATATGTGCTTGTAATCGTCGGATATGTCTCGAACCTTTACTTTAGTCCCAGTAGCATGATTTAGAGATGCAAACTTTATACCTTGCAGTTGAACCTTTCCACCAACATTTGCGACAGCGTTAAAACAAAATGCGTCTGGTCGTCCACTTGCTGTAGTAAATTCCGCCACACCGCTTGCTAGTATTGCAGCTGCAACAGCGGATGTATGTGATGTGTCTAGGGTTAGAGTTGTCGAGGATGCTACTGTAAATGTGGATGTTGTTGATGCTACATATTCAGGGGATGAGGGTGTTTGCACCAAATCTACTGGTAATACGTTTATTCGACCAAACATTTTTCTAAACCAAAGTGACTTAGGTAAATCCGTCATCCAATACGCATGATTAACTCTATTTTCTACATCAGTCCAAGGAGATCCACTAATCAAAGTAGTGGCGGTTAGTGTTCCTTGTTCCCATGTTACTTCGTAGGGCTTAGCAGCACCAGCCGCATTTAATGTGTAAAAGGGAGCGTTAGATGATGTAAGACTACTAGCACTATTGGTTATATCTGACCATTCACCATCAGTATGTAAAACGGTATAGTCTACACCTGCAACGGTAATTACATCTTGGGCTATTACAGTGGGTGTTCTAGCACGAGCAAAAATAGGATACGATGTGCCTGATATTCTAAACACATAGTTACTTCCTGGGCTGTTTTTTGGAGCAGAAGTCATATTGGCAATATCGGCTGGATGTGGATTTTGAACAGCAATAGTATTCCCTACAATATTATTAGGTGCAGGGCTATGTCCAGGTGTAAGGTAAAGTGAATAAAAGCTTGTAGTTCCGTCAGACCAACGCCTAGCAAACGCTACTGTGGCGTTAGCAGTATGAGTTATTCCAGAAAATAAAATGGTATTTCCAAAACTACTGGTGCTATCAGTGTTATCGGAAAAGTAAATTTTTTTGTTGCTGGTTCCTGCGTATTCAGTAGCAGAAGTGGTTGTGTCAAATGCACTGCCCCCACCAATTGTATGTGATGTTCCGCTATGCGAAGTATCCGTTCCTACATCAGCACAATGAACAAACATTCCACCAACGGCTTCAGAACCTGCTCCACCGCTTATATCTACGCCCTTTGAAAAGCCAAGTATCTTTCGACCTGTCCATTGTTCCCATACTGAATTTGGGCCACGTGTATCTTCGTCATTATACATCTGGATCGGATGACCTGAGTAAAGGGATGTACGTTGGTCGTTTAATTCGTTGTAGTCTGATGTGATATAACCTATCTTATCGTCACGGATTTTTAGTTTTGCAGCACCAAAGAAAAGTGCTTCGGATAACTTTTCTGCTTGTCCACGACGTTGTTCTATGGAATCAGTTGTTGTTGTTAATGCACCTTGACCAATTTCCCACATAGGTAATTGCCTGTCCAAGTTCTTTGCAGGGTCGGTAAATTCTATACTTACTACACGTGTTGCAGTTTTTAGAGGTTGTGCAACTCTAATTGTTCTTAGTGTGCCAGTAACAATATGTCTGCTATCACCATTTCGAGATACCAATACTAACCACTCGGAACCTGCCGAACCGCTTAATAGGGGATAAACAGGTAAACGATTGTTGTCATCCATTATAGTAAGGCTGCCTGACATCAATTTGTTAGAAGCCATTTTGGTACTCATGCTTTGTACCAATACATCGTTTGTTCTACTAACGTGGTCAGTAATTGGATGTATAAGTCCTACACGGTCAACCATAGTTAGAACCTGCCATGAGTAATTCATGTGTGCAGTAGGTGTCCCTGATACATTGCTTGCGGTTGAATAAATTGGAATAGCACCAGACTCTAAAGTTAATTGCCACCCATAAAGTTCTGATGCTGTCCATGAACCGCCACCTGGCCTAGATCCAAATGCTACGTTTGCATCTTGTTCAGCCCCATCAAGATACCAAGTGTATTTTTGTGTTGTGTAGTTTAAAACAATTTCTATGTCGCCCCAAATATTCTCCATACTCGTTGCATCAGTTGTCGTAGTTTGTGAATCGTGTCCTGCTTGTTGTCCTTTCCAAATGTGGTGGTGTTTGCCCGAAGCCAAAGCGGTAATTGGTAATGTTAAGGTAATAGCAGGCGTATTAGATAAACCAGTTGCCGATGCTGCGGTTGTTCCCGCTAAAAACCCAGCTTCTAATCTCCATGTAGGTGTAGTTAGGTTTCCAGCACGACCATTATTTAGGTCTTGGTCGGTGAATGACTGGTGCGCTAGACGAATAGTAAAAATGTCATCGTTGCCAATAGAGTTTAGTGTGCCATCATAAGCACAAAGTAATTTACTACTTCCACTATTTCTAAGTTGTAAGTTTGCTGACCCATCTCCATTTGTGTCTAAGTTATATGCTTTAACACGAGCATCGCAAAGCATAAACGGTGTACCAGAAGGAGAAGTTATTGTTTGACCGATACCTTGTCTATATCCTTTTGACGCTTCGACAGTTGTGCCAGTGCCTATTTCGTACCAGCCTAAATTCATTTGAGACCATTGTAAAAATCCGACCTTCATCCAATCAACAAGTTCGCCGCTAACATCAGACCTATCGCCGTAGTCATTAGAACCACCCGATATGTTTATGGTATTATCAGTAGACGAATTGGTTGTGTGGCTTCCCGCAAAGGGATTTCTGATTCTAAAGGTATTACCACTCCCAGTAGTAGTTTGAGATGATGCGTCCCATACCTGTAAATCATCACGACCAAAGGAACCGTCCTTATCGCTGTAAAACCAATACTTTGCTCCCGTTCGACGTGGATTACTTACCCACATATATCCACGAGTAGTTACGCCCGTATTTGTTATACCCGTATTAACACGGTTGCTGTGGAAAAAAGTCTGTGCGCTGCGGGTAGTAGCCCTTCCTTCGTATTTAGACCCGCCAGAAAGCCTAACAACGTCTTTTGTTAGGTATTGGTGCATACCTTCATTACCCGCCCCACGATTTATTCCCGTAGGTACATACTTACCAGTAGCCTCATCTCGATCAATCACAGAATGTCTGAATGTGGGATTTAGTGGTGCTTCACCGTTTACAGTATTTCCATGATGGGATAATTCATGGTCAATCGTTAAACTGCCTGCCGTATTTTTGTCATCGACTATACAAATGCCGCTGTGAAAATCATCGAAGTAGCCTGCCAACCAAACTACATATTTTTTATCACTTAAATCCTTTGTCATTCTACCACTTTTCTTATACTGCTGTATTGCTCATGGGAACACCCATGTCAATTAAATCTCTTACTATGCTTTGGCTAATCGCCGCAGTTGCCTGTTCAAAGGTAAGACCATAAAAGTTATTGGTCATTACTAATTCGACATTCGAGTAAAGGTTTTCAACACCTTTATTTACCACTTGTTTCATCATGTCGCCACTCATGTAGGATGATTTGCCACCAAAGAATAATTCTTCACGTGCGTTAGCAAAACCTCGCATCTTTTCTTCAGCATTGGAAAATCCATCGGCTAAATCATCCATACCATCGCCAAGCTCACTTTCCATGTATGAAAAGTTTTCAGTCACGTATTTAGTGGAGTTACCTAGTGCTAACAAATGGTTCATTCCCTCTTCGCTTATTTTATTGAAATACAGTAAACCTTTACTGGCACTGTCTATATCACGTCTATGCTCAGTTGTGACTACACCATACTCACCCTGACCTTTTTTCGAGTAAGTATAGGAACCCAAATCAATAGATTCAGCAGCATTTGCACCATAAAGACCAGCCTTCATATCCTCTAACACCTTTTTAGCCAATGCATCTCCATCAAGTCCTATGTAATCCTCACCCATTTCTACACGCTGTGCTTGGGTAATTTTGTTTTCAAAAATATCCAGTGCATTTATTCGATCCTGATAGTAAGCATACATCGGGTCGTCTTTAGCATAAGCATCACGATATTCTTCTAACTCACGCATACTGCTTCCAACAAGGGAAATTGCATCCACCATTTGCTCAGCACTTAGTGAAGTTAAATCTACAGTTTCTTGGTCAAAAATACCATCCTTGGAATTGAGTTGAATGGATGCAGGTACTTCTAATTCTTGCGCCTCCTCGTAAGTTAATTTTTCCAAAAGTTCTGTCGTTGACATCATTGCGACATTTAACTCGTTTACTGAATCCGTAGCATCTTTAGAACGACTCATTATCTTAGAAATACCATATGCAACAAGTCCTAAACCTGCAGCGACACCAACACTGGCCAAAATGTTTCCTGCCAGTGCCATCTTTGTCATTCCTTGAGCACCAGCAGCACCAGCAACACCAACTTTACCCATTTCACCAGCCATAATTCCCATTTGTAGAACAGCGGGAACCATGCTTGCGGTCATCAAAATCATTGATGCTTTAGATGAGTCAACGTCATCACCAAAGAATCCTAAAGCCATAGAAGCCATACCAGCCGCCATACTGAATTTAGTCATTGACACTTTCATTCTTTTAATTACAACTGTTCCCTCGTTAACACCACGATTAGCGGCTTNTTGGGTTATCAGTCCCGATAAATCCATACGAGACTTTCGTATCAATGCCAAGTTATTCTGATCCAAAGCATCATTGTAGGCCATAAGAGCCACAGTCATTTCTTGAGTAAAGTTTGCAAGTTGGTCTTGTGTTAAAGCCAACTCCCTTACGGCAAATTCGTTTTGTTGCATCAATACGTTTGCTCTTTCTAAATCAGCATTC